ACAAGCCAATAAGTTTATTAGCGGCAATGATACCGATGTAGGCAACCCCAGTGACAGGCTGGTGATGATGAGAACACATGGAACGTAACTCACTACGAACCACCAGCATGCCTTCGTAGCGGTCTGCAGAGTCATTTGGAAAAGCTGTGCAATCTGGTGCTGATTCATATCTTCCTGCCATTACTTCGTTGAAATACATCTTGGCCAAGCGTCGAGCTGTGCCTTTTGAGTTGGGATCAGTTTCGCGATCGATTAACAGTGCATCCAATACCTTTTCAAATGCTTCTGTGGCTTCGTCGATCAATGCACTTTTAACCGCAGGAGTAATGTATTCTGAGATATTGTCATTGGCCCAAAATCGTCTCCCACTTTGATTCATCTTGTTTCGAATCACCTGCGACAAATTTTTACTTGTATCAACGACTTCGTCATCGTTGCTTTCATATGCTTTGTTGTATACCATTTTTACTCCAGTGTGTGATTATACACTATTTAGATTGTGAAGTCAATCTAAAATGATAATTTGTCTGCAATCAGGATAAACTACCTTGCGTGGTGGTTGACTGGTGTATTGACTCAACAACTCCATGCCACGTTCAGCTTCCTCAATGGTGGGTTTATAGTGATAGCCAACTCTGAATACTGCTTGATGTTGCCAAGGCTTGATGGCAAGATCTCTGCCATCATACCTCATTTGTAACAGTGCTTGGTATGCCGTTTCATCATCCAGCAATATAGCACCGCCGCGACCAATAGGCAAGGGTTTGTCATGTCCAAAGCTGAGACATTGAATTTGCCCTGGGCGATACATATTGGCTTCCAGTCGTCTAGCACTGTCCCAAATTCTAGTTTTTCTAAATCGATACTCACCAATCCATTGTGGGGGATCACCCTCTTCATACGCATATTTGATGCCCAGCTTGTGCATGAGCATGGGTATGCTCAGATATGTAAACGGAGTAAATGCACAAAACTCCACACGGTCATGCCGCATGCACAATTCAATGGCATGGGTACAACAGTCGGTCATCACAGCATATGGTGCACCGGTGAATTCAGCCAGTGCAGTTTCAAATTCAAGTATCTTTTCGAACATACCAGTTCCAGGCGTGTTGGATTATATGATCTAGTTCAAACTGTCGCCAACCCATGTCACCGACTATAGCAAACTTGGCAGCACTGGCTGTGAGCACAGCAGGATCACCAGGTCTAGAATCACCCAGCACCACTTTCAACTTCTTACCGGTTACACGTTCGGCTGCGGCAATAATTTCTCTATTGCTGACGCCGTTGTTAGAACCCAAATTATACACACCAGCAGGAATTTCAGCATCTAATGCCATGACATGTGCTCGAGCAATGTCTTCCACATGCACATAGTCTCTCACACATGTGCCATCTGGTGTGGCAAAATCTACACCATTCAGTGTAAATTCTACATCATCTCTAAGAGCTTCTAACACTCGGGCAATGATGTGTGTGGCACCTGATTCTTGTCCGTGTCTGGTTTGGCTGTCAGCACCGCAAGCATTGAAATAACGAAATGCCACATAGTCCAAGTTATAGGCAGTGTGATATGCTGCCATGATCCGTTCTACCATGAGTTTGCTGTCACCATAGGGCGATATGGGCTCACAAGGATCCACTTCATGACAAGGAGTCATGATAGGTTCGCCATACACTGCGGCACTTGAACTAAAGATAACTCTAGTCTTGGGCATGCTTCTACGCACTTGATCCAACAGTGTGAGTGTGTTCACCACATTGTTTTCAAAGTAACGACCTGGATGTTTGATACTGGGCCCAACCAGGCTGCTACCAGCACAATGAATAATAGCCTCAGGACCATGCACCAATATGTTGACTAAGGCATCTTTGTGAGCAAAGTCCTTTTCCACATAATCATGGAACACTGACTTCAGTCGTTTGGGGCATTTGCTTTTGTCAATGCCCACTACCCGATGTCCTAAATCAGCCAACATCAAGGCAGTTTGGCCACCAATGTATCCCGCGGCTCCGGTAACAACAATGGTTTTTTTCATGTTTCTATCTTTCTGACATGGTATTTGTCTTCAGCCACATGGTCACGGTATCTATTGCCTTTTCGATTCCAATGCTCACCATTACCAAGCAAAATATCAACCACACGGTCAACAGTGCCATTATTCCAGTCAGATATGAGCCCCATGTTGTGATGTGGTTCTCGCAGTAGATTTTGCATCTTGTGATATGCATCATCGATCGACCACGGAATGTATAATCTGTTGGGATCGTTGGCAAAGGTTTCGGGGAATGACCGGTATGCCGGATATAGCACATTACATCCAAGAGTGTCAGCTTCACTGACCGTGTTGCTGACCCAATCTTGCAGAGCACAGTTGAACAAAACTCTAGTGTTGTTGAGATGCGCATAGTATTCGTTCTTGGTGATGTTGTCGTAGATTTTGAGTTTGCCGGCTGCTTCCAAGGCCCTGGCACGAGCAATGTATTCAGGATTGTTGCTACGCAGTGGACCACCAGAATAGATACAGAACTCCACAACTACTGGGTATTGATTATGGAACATGTCAATCAAGTCCATGAAGAAGCCAGGTTGTTTTTCTTGGTCAAAACGTGCGGCAAAGCCCACACGGCTTGGACGATCCGCAAATGGTCTAATGTTGTCAGCACCACCAATGCGTTCCAGCACTTCTGCTTTGCCAAAAGCCAAGCCAGAAATGTTGTAGATAGGGCAATCCCATCCTGCAACCTTCATGAGCATGACCATTTCTTCATTTGTGGCCAGCACAGCACCACCTGAATCTCGAACTAGTTCACATACCATTTTTTCATACAAGCCCATCCATTTCTGCATGCCCCATACATGAACAAAGTCATCAGGATCAATGGATTGAGCAAGACAACGGACAAAAATGCGAGGACGCAGTTCGGCAGGCACTTGATTGAGAATATAAGGCAAGCTCTCAATACCGGGTTGGAACATGTCTTCGAAGTAGACGACATCTTCCGACGTTACTTCTCCTTGTTGCATTAGTCGAACCAAGTTCATTAGTTGACTCATACCAAAGTAACTGCGACCGTGTGCATCTAACACTTGCCCCACAACAATCTTCTGGCTGTTGTCAAGAGCCAGGCCTGGAACATAGACCACATCCAGCCCACGTTGATCAAACACACGTCGATTCCACTCTGTCAGTTGCAGTGTGTAACGAGCCTCGTAACTTTCAAGACCCATGTAATACAGTTTTCTCATGCGCGATGTCCTGCAAAGCGGCGGGTATCTTCGTCCCACATGTTCTTGGCATTCTTGCCTTGATGCCATTTGTTGAATTGTTGCCATGCATAACTCTTGAAGTTATACAAGTCGGCTTCGTTGTAACGATAGCCATAGTCCTGGCAAAATTCCAGGTATACTTCGAGATCGTCTTGGATCTCTTTGACTTTGGGGTTGGGTTTAAATGTAGGTCTTGCCATGGTATTCTCCTTAGATGACAATGTTGTTGAGAGGTTGAGTAAGTTCGTATTTGATCAGTGCGCCATTTTCGCCGTCTTCCGACACTTCAATATGCACCACACGACCAGGATAGCGTGAAGCTATCTGTATATATAGGTCGTCTGCCATCATCTCGCAACTTTTGTGGTCAAGACTTAGAACGGCACCTTGACCATTATACAGCGACTCGCACCATCGTTTGAATTGGATGAACTCCAGGTCCCGGTCATTATGGAACACATCGATCCACACCCGGAAATGAAACTGGTGACGATGAGGATAACCAAGAAATTGTACATCAGCGAGTCCTGGATCTGTTAAGGCAGCAGGATATTTATGGATGCCTTCCTTGCGAAATGTCACCCATATTTGTCGCTGTGCCTTAGCCATCACACGATTGGCAACTTCACGTTGTTCTTGATTCATGATTTCAAACTTTCAAATGTTACAATCTTGCCTAGGGCATCACCAAGATTTTCATCTGGGTGTACAATGTGTAACTCGCAGTGATGTTGGTCCTTGCGTTCGTCGTATCGGTTGATTTCTACCAACACACCGCCATTGGCACGATACATAGTGAAGTTCATTCTGTGCCGACTGCTACCAATGCTGGGTCGATCGTCGTTGCTATTAGAGAGACCAGTTGATAATTTATCTATTGATGATATTGTTTCATTGCGGTGTCTAATGCGCTTGGCACGCCGTAATATCCAGTTATCTAACCATTTCATAATTTGCTATCGCCTTTGTAATCATCCCAACTGGTAAATGTTTCACGGCTCATTAGGCTGTGTAGACTGTGGCACCAGACGCCGGGATTGGTAGCGTCAAAGTCCTTGTCATCTATTTTTAACATTGTATTATAATTCCACAGTCGTGTATACGGCACACTTACTCGAATCTGTGGAATAAAATTGCGGTAGTCGCATAGGCCACCATCATTGAACTCTTCCACTGCTGAAATGGGAATATCCAAAGTGCAAAGATAATCACGTTCCAAAAAGTATGTGATCATTTTTTCCCATTCTCGCCATTCCTCGGGCGTCTTGGGATTGAAACTGTGATTGGCCCCAAAGAATATGTGCTGTTGAACTTGAAGTAGTCTAGCTCCAATGCTGTCAATGGGCTGAATGCCCACAACAAACAGCGTCTTCATGCCAAATGCAGGTGTGCGTTCTACTTCGGTTCCTACAAAAAAGGCAACGTTTTCGTGATCTGGTCTATTCATATATGTAATTGTAAATGTAGTCTGCCCACAAAGCATGCCCCTGTTGTGTGGGATGCTTCGATCCAGTTTTATTATTATAAATGCTTTTATCAAGTAAGTCAAGCACTTTCAATGATTCTGGAAAAATTTCATCGCTCATCCATTGTTTGTATTCTGCGGAATCTAACTTTTGTTCTCGGATAAAAATATCAAAGTTTTTAATAGCAAAGCTCATCATGGGAATTTTGGGAACATCGGTCATGCCCTGTTTTTCAAACAGCAGTCTACTCCAAGTAACCGGCATTAAGTTTGGCAAAATATTTTTGTTGTCTTCAAAAGTGTCAGTAAAATTACGGCCCACAATCAGCTTGACATTAGCTGGCAGTTGTTGTGATATGGTTAGCAATTTTAAAAAATCAAACTTTTCAGCCTGCACTAAGATATCTTTGTGGCTGCCTGAATTTATGTTATAGAATGTTGCAAATTCTTGTATATAGGCAGGAAATTTAAATTCTCTACATATTTCAGTTAGTGTTACTATTATCCAAATTTGTTGATATTGGTTGGACAATCGTTGTATATCGTTTTCGACTAAAATTTTTAAACGATCGTGTATCCAGTAATTAAAAATTCCTGGGATAGCGCAGTTGACAAAATCGGCCTCTAACTGTTCAGACAACCGGTTGGCATAGATGTGTTGAGATCTAGATTCTGCATCTGAGATAGGTTTGCTGGCATCAGCATTACCAAGACGATCGCCCCAGGTCCAGCTGTCACCATAACAAATTACTAAATTTTTAGCATTATTGTTTTTTTCTAGGTAATACGGAACAGGAGCAACAAAATCATCAGACCAATATTGTGCCGCCCGGTCCATGTGATGCCCCAGCAACGACATTACAGATTGCTTTCTAACTGATCAAGGTTGGCAGTATCAAAATCTTCTTGCTCAGTTTGCTCATATTCAAACAGTGCATTGAATTGTGTACGTGCGTTCTTGGCCTTTTTGCCTTTGAAGCCACGTGTGCCCACAATCTCCATCCAGTAGTCATCATAGTATTCAATAATGGCTTCTGACTCCTCACGTGTCGGTGCGGCAAAGATGGCTTCTACAATATCTTCAAACAGTGCATAGTCACCAGTGCTACGGCGCATCATGGCAGGATGTTCACCTGCATCAAAACGTCTGTTGGCTTCTTGCACAGCAGTCAAGTGCATCCAAACATTGTGACCCATAAGCAATGCATAGGAAAAACTATCCCATGATGTCTTGCCCCACTTGCCATTCTTGTTGACATCTGGCAGCACATCATACAAGTCAGGATCTCGAAAGTTTTCTTCTGTAATTACGACTCCTGGCTTGGGAGTGCCCGGCCGGTAGATACAAATGTCCTTCATGGTAAACAGGCTGCTCAATGGCGAATCTTCCCAGCGTGGATACACACCATCTGCTACCACACCATCTGACCATTTACGTGTGTCTATAGCATACTTTTTGTCGTCTGCTGACGGAGCCATGCGATATGACCACTTTGAATCATGCTCGTATACGTTTTCAAAGTATACCTGTCCATTGGCTGTGGCGAGGAATGGGCTGGCACAATCAAAGGAGATAGTAAATGCGGGATTAGCGTATTTTCTAACTGCTCTTTGAATCACGGTGAGTAGCACAGCCCATTCCAACTTTGATGTGCCCAAGAAGTGCATCCAATCATGCACACCCTCTTGTAGCAAGCCATCGTATTTGAGTGCAATCAATCTGCGCAGGACCAAATGCACATCACACATGTTTTGACCACCCATGGCCCAGCCATCAAAATGTGTGTCTGGATACTTAACTGGATCACAGTATTCTTTCATGGTTTGATACCATGTTTCTGCTGAAGTATGATTGTCACCTTGCAACACATTCAAGAACCGGGCACCACCATTGGCTTTGCCTCGACGATGCGCCATGAAGTATTCATTGTTGAACTTGGTGGCATCCACAGCCTCTTGTAAGGTCTTGATACCACAGGCCTTTGATGCTTTCTTGTCATGGATAACCCAGGTTGGAATATCAAGGATCATACCATAGTCGCTGATTGTGTCCAACCATTTTAAAATAGCACTGCGTTTCTTTTCAGCCTTGGCACAACCTGAATTGGCCTTCCAGTCGCCTTCCCACAAGCCTTTGGCAATCTGGAATCCACCCGAGTCTCCCAGCATGAACGTGCCTGGTTCACGATTGCGAACCATGTCTTCTGACCAGTCTTGTTTGGTCAAATCTAAATTGGCATGACCACCTGAATACAGGCTCCAACGATATGGAAATAAGGCCTTTTGGCTGTTGAGCCAGTTCATTTGTTCCATGTCTGTGAGTCCTGCAGGAAATCTTGCAGGATCCACATACTGTTCGTTGCGTTGCTTGCCAATGAACGTGGCGTAGAAGCCTGAGATTGCAGGCAAGAACACAGCATAGTCATTCTGCTTGGCAGTTAGATTGTCTTGGCTCACTTGCTTTGTGCGGGTAAAATATAGTTGTAAACAGCCACACCAGAATCCACTGTGATCTTGGCAGCACCGTCATCGCTGATGCGAATAGTTTTGTCTCCGGTCAGGGCCATGATGGCCATGAACTGTACGGCTGGCCAACTCCAAGCACGTTTCAACTGACCATTCACACCTGCATGAAACACAAAGTTACCAGCGTGTGTTGAGTGATCACCAAAGAAAAACTTCAAGTCACCATTTTCAGTTTTGGCCTGAAAGTTGGGCTCTTCAGCATTGGCCTGTGCTTGCATACGCAGTCGCTGGATGGCAGCCACAGTGGGCTCAAATTCAATGTGCCATGTGACACCTTTGAACTTGGGTGTTTTGAGTTTGTCATTGACCACGTTGGCTGACATAAACCGGTATGTGTTGCGGAAGTCTCCTCCAGCATTTTCAAACTCAATACCGTCAGGCTCACCTGTGGCTTTTTTGGTCAAGCCAAGTTTGGCATTTTCTTTATACTCTTGCAAGTTCAACAAGATTTTCAACTTGTTCAAGTTGGGCATGCCAAATGTGCCCATGAAGTCTGCGTGTGGATTTTTGAATTCGCCTTCCAGCACCACGCTCAAATCTTCTGCCACGCCCACAATGGCTGTGCTTTTGTCGTCACCAGTGATTTTGATCAAGTCAATGCAGCCAAGATCGTGTGTGTGTTCTACCAGGTCTTTAAGATAATCTCTCATGTATACTCCTATGTTGTATGATTATATAGATTTTTTTGCTAAGTTGCAACTATTTTGGCCAGGCTTTGGCCACCTCTGATTGATGTTATTTCTCCAGGCTTTTTCAATTCCATCCATGACACATCAACTTGTCCACGATGAGTAGACACAATTTCAAAACCCAAAGATTCGGCATGTGCTTTTATTGCTCTTGCAGGAGTATAGCATGCGGCACCAACTTCGGCCAATGCAATTCCATGTGCAACATCACAGTCGTTGTAGGTGAACAGCACTGTGCCTCCAGGTCTGAGTTTGGTGTAAATGCTGTCAAGATATTGGCACAATACCTTCATGGGTTTGTAGTTGAAATAGTTGTAGGCAAATACAAAACCAAATTGATTGCTGGGCAACTGCCACAACACATCTTTATATGCATAGTCATCAATCACATAGGGTCTCAGTCGACGTTGATATGCTTCGGGAAAACGTTGCATGGCAGGAACCAGTAGTTCTTCGCGCTGATCAACCAGATACAATGGATCCAATGCCACCAAATAATCAATAAATTGTTCCACTCCCGGATGTATGATCATACCAGGCAGTCGCCAGTCTGAATGTTTTAGCAGTTGATGTTGCAAAAATTCACGACTTTCTTCATTGACAAATCGCATGTTGTGTGCTTGATCGTTATTGCCCAGACGCCGATTCAACAAATATTCTGAAGGGTAATAGCGTTTTTCTCCGTCATACAAACTTTGACTTTGTTGGTAATATTCTGGTTCTAATTCAAAAATTTTCCTGCGAAGATCATTTTTGATATTGTCAACGGCTTGGTGTATGTTGGCAAAATTTTCAGACACACTTTTTACAGAATGATTAAAGTCATTGGAAAATGTATCTACGTATAGTGTGGGACTGGAAATGGCATGGTTGACCTCTTGAAATTGATTCATTGCCGCGCGGCATACTAGATCTAGATTGGTCTGATCTAAGTAATTCAAACACTTGACTATCTCACTCAGCTTCATTCAAAAGAAAATAATGATGTAAATGTGTTTTCTGTGTTGGTGGCGGCTGCCAGGTCCCAGTCCAACACACCCAACAAGTTATCAATCTTTTGATCCACCACAGTGGCTTCCATTTCTGAGTCGTCAAATGGCAATTCCTTAAACCACTGTGGCAAGTGCATCTCGTCTGTGGGATAACCAATTGATGTCCAGCCAAGAGCATTGCTTCTGAGTTTGCACACAATGGTCTTCATGCCGTCGACCACCTGCATACTGTAGTTGTCTGAGTTCATTCTACGCAAGTTGTTCCAATTCAATGCTGCTCGCACATGCCCTGGCATGTTGGCTTTGCCCAGGCGTTCTTCTTCTTTGCCATACTTGGTCAAGTTGTTCACACGCTTGGGTGAGCCTTTTTCCCAGCCCGGTCGCTCTTTGAATTCATACTTGAACTCACGCACACGTTCAATGATTTCGTCACGTTCGGCACCAGACAGCACTCTATTTAGAATTTCCAACAGGAAGTCTTGAATAACTTTAGGAGTGTCACTTCGTTTCAAGTCTAGTCCTGTTGCTTTGGTCTTGCCAATTGCACCGTTAACATCCAAGCGTTTGTTTTCAATGTCAATGGCGTTGACTGCATAGCGTTTCTTTGTGATGAACAATCCACGGTCTGCCACTGTTTCACGTCCGGCCTTGATCAACTCGCCCATGTCTCTGGGGCAGTGGAAAGCACGTTCCATGAATGCTGGGAATGAGTCGTTTACTTGGTCTGCAATCGAATCGTATAACTGAATACAGATTTCCTTTGACCATTCCATGCGTCCTTCGGCAACTTCTTGTTTGAGCACTGGCCATGCTGAGAAGTAACAGGAGTCTGTGTCACCATAAATCACTGCCTTACCAACGTGGTCATATTCACCTGTGATGCACTCATTCAAGTATGCATCCATGTGTTTGGCAATGCTACGACCGGTCAGGGTAGTTGATTGGCCAATTCGCTTATCAAAAAACCTACAACCAGGATTAAGAATAGCACCGTACAAACTGTTGAGGTTAATCTTCTTGACCAGTTGTCGTTTGTCCCAAAAGGCAATTTCTTTGGCATCTTTGGCCTCCTTCTTCTTGGCCTGCAAGTCTTTGCGTTCAGCATACCAGCGTTCCAGCAGGCCTGGTATAACGCCTTTCTTTTCGTAGGTGAATATTGTGCCATTGGCTGATAAAATCCAAGGTTGATTTGAATCAAATAGCATATACCAAATTTCAGCGGCTGAGTGTACACTTTCCTCACCTGACTGCCAGTCAATTGTAATCTCTGTGCCACGTTGCTGTTCCATCACCGCTGTGTATTCTAGACTAGCAAACACGCCTTCCCACGCAGCCGCAAATGAATCGCCCTTGGCCATTTTGTCTCGGATGTATCGATCAGTCATTACAGGTCTCAGTTGACCTATAATGGTTTCAGGTCCCATGTTCAAGGCACGAATTGCTGAAGGATATAGACTGTTGATGTCTACTGAGCCAATCCACTCATGTAATCCTTTCTTGGGATAGGCCACATAAGCACCTGCGGCCTGTGTGTCCTCGTCTGTGAGTCGCTGTTGCCGATTGGGCACAACCATGCCACGTTCATGTGCTTCGTTGATAATGGCCTGTTCTGTCACAGCCACAGCACCCATTGTGGTGGCCAACAGCACTGTATTAGCATGTGCCAATTCGCTGGCCAGTTCCAAAAAGCGTAATTTCTTGTCCAGTTTGTCCAACAGCATGGTATCTTGCCGGTTGTATACAATAAAGGTCCGGAAGTGTTGATTGTATAGTTGATCCAGTGTGCCTTCAAACTGTGTCTTGCGCTCACCTAGTTCATACTCAGCAATAGCATCCAGACTATAACTATGGCGCTCTTCATAAGTGTATTTGCGATACAGTTGCATGTAATCCATATGCACACGACCCACCAAGTCATAAGTTTCATTCTCAGCACCAAAGCGTTCAAACATGCGCTTCTTGGGAAACTGTCCCCACAAACAAAAACGTCTGGTATCATCTTTGCTGAGCACTCTGGTGATACGGTTTATGGTATAGGGTATGTCATAGCCCTCTGAGTTCCAACCTGACAAGATGTCTGCATCATCAATGAGATCCAGGAATGTTTTCAGCATCTCTGTTTCATTGTCGAACAACAAGGTATTCTCAAACTCCGCACAGATCTCACGAGCAGTCTCTGCACTCATGTGGCGCGGTGCCACCACCAGTGTCACAAGTTGCTCCAACCAATTCAAATATACCGATATGGCAGTGATGGGATTGAAAGGATCTTCCACAGGCGAGAATCCACGCACTGGATCAAACGCAACTTCAATGTCAAAAAAAGCTGTGTGCAAGGTGGGTGCGTCTTGATCTTTGTAGTTTTCCTCAAAGCAACGGAATATGGGATTGATATCCGATTCGTAGATCTGTCGCCCGCTGTGTGCTCTGACTTCCTTGCGGAACTCTTTGTTGTTGCGGGTGCTGAATCTCGACACAGGTGTGCCATAGATGCTTTGAAACTTACCTCGGGGGTCGTCGTAGTAGAACACATAATTGGCAGGATACTCTCGATACTGCCTTCGGCCGTCTCGGCGTTCTACAACATGAATGCGATCGTGCTCACGATCAAATAGTGCGTCAATATAACTCATTGTTCTCCGTTTGTGGCCGGTAAAGCCTTGCTACATGTTCGTGACGTGAACGACTCGTTGCTGTTGAAAGCAATATTTATAGCGTCTTACCCACTGTTTCAAGAATTGTTTCCAACAGTTCTTGATCTTGTTTGGTTTTGCCAAATTCGGCCTTGTGTGCTACTCTAATGGCCTTTTTTAACACAGCTGGTTTGATTTCTAATTCTTCTGCAATGGCTTTAATAGTGTCGGTCAGGCCACCTTGCAGGGTGTCAATCTCGTGCATGACAGCCATGCCTTCATTGATGATTTGGGTGAGTTTGATTTTTTGTTCGCCGTTGAATGTTTTGGTATCCATGTATACTCCTAAAACACAAGTATAACACAGAAATTCAGTTTGTCAATAGTAATTTGCTCACTCTGGATGTTCACCGTAGCGAATGGTTACTGATCTGGGCAGCAGCCGCCCACTCGGTCCTAAGGCTGAGTTCTTTGCAGTGATTCATTCAAGCCTTGAATCACACGTTGTATTTGTTTGAGTCGTTGATATAGTTGTTCAGCTTCACGGCCAGCATAGTAAGCACTGCCTTCGGCACGGTCATAATAGGGATCACGATTCCGCTCAGCATCAGCCACCAGTTGATCAATGTTGGGATATTTGGCTGTCAAATCACGCTGGTGTTTTTCAGCATCAAATTTGGGAGGTATGTATGGTTTGCTTCTAGCATCTGCACGTGCCAGACCTTTTTCTCGCTTGGCAATGTTTTGATCGGCTGCAGAAACTGTGGCAGGATCATCACGGCCAAAGAATCGATCCATTTGACTTGTGGCCTTGGACAAAGCAGCCTTTTTGCGATAGTCGCCTAAGTTAACTTCGGACACTGGCTTGGTTGGCTTTTTATCTTTGGGATATCTTTTGCCAGCCAATGCGTCTAATTGATCTTTGGGTAATTTTTTGATCCAATTAGGATCATTGAATGGTTGTGGTTTTTTAGTAACCGGACCTTCTTTGACCATGTAGTCTCCGGCTGTGTTATCTGAAGGTGTGTAGCCTTTGTCGGCTGTGTGATATGCGGCTGGGTTGCCTTTGTCTGACAACGGAGTTTTATCTAAGTAATTGTTGTTGTATTCAGTATCTGACACACGTTCAAGATTAAACTCGTAGAATTTTATACCTTTTTCTTTTAGGAACTTTTCAAGCGCCGCCGATGCTTGCCCTGGAGATTTAAAACTGGTCCCCAAGTTAATGTCTTTTGTAACTGTGTTCCCATTGACTTTGAAAGTAACATGGGCAACAATAGCTGGCAAGAAATCTTCGCCAGAAGGAGCATTTTGTGCTTGTGCAGCGCCACCGCCCATGGCCATTGAGCCTGCCAGGGCTGCGCCTCCCAATGCTGACTTCCAACTTTCATCTACACCTTGTTCTTTTTCTTTCTTGCGACGAGCAAAGTAATCATTCTGTGGATTCTTTGGCTGTGGTTTTACAGGCTTGCCAGCATCTACATCACGCTCACGTTGGCGACGACGTTGATAATCAGTTTCAGCCTCCGCCACACCTTGCTTGCCACCTATCAGCCAAACTTTAGCAGGTAATCCTTTAACATAATTTGCTGTGCCCAATCGTGTTTTGCCACCTATTAACCACAGTCCTTGACTTGTTTTTAGTAT